CATCAGGCCCCAGCCTCGTGCCCTTGCCGCCTCTGAGCAGGTCCAGACCCTTTTGCCGTTGCTCTTCTTCGCTGAGCGCGCCTTGCTTCGGACCGAATAGCCAATCGCCGAAGCTTCGAGGCGGCGCGACGCCGGACTTGCTGGTAGTTTTCTCCGTGGAGAATTTCTTCCACCACTCGTCAATGGCCTCAAGGCCCTTGACGAGCTTCGCGACATCCTCCGCGTCGGTCTTCAGCGCCGCAGCGACCGGGCCGCCGAACGCATTGACCAGCGACTCGCCCACCAGCTCGGCGGATTTCTTCAATTCATCGAGCGAGGTTTTGACCTTGCGGCTATTCTCCAGCAACGCATTGTTGCGTTTCCTCTCCTCCTCGCTCAGGTTCTCCATGTGCCGAAGCAGCGTGGTGCTCGGGTCCATGTCGGTCAATTTTTGATAGAACTCAGTGCGCGCCTTGAATGAATCCGCCGCTGCGGTGGTCGCGTCCTTGCCGCGCCTGATGTCTTCGTCGTAGCGATATCTTTGGACGTTCTCTGCCAGCTCTTGGGCCTTGGTGAACTTCTCCTCCAGCGTGCTGGCGCGCTCCAGCTCGCGAAGACCTGAGATCATCTCCGCCTTGTGGGTACCGGCCATGTTGAGCAGCGCCTGATATCGCGCACTGCCGAACCGCGACAGGTCGGCCAGCGCTCCGGCGAACCGCACCGCGCTGTCGGCGGCAACGTCGCTGGCCACACCGGCTTTCTCAAGCTGATCAACGAAGTTCTTCATCCGGGCCGGCTCGATGCCGCTGAGCTTGGCCTTGTCGGACAGGGCGGCCATCTTCAGCGCGGTCTCGGTCAGCAGGGTGCCCAAGCCGGCCGCAGCGAGACCCACACCGCCAAGCTTGCTGATGAAGCCGAGCATCGCCCGCTCGCCGCCGCTCGCCAACTCGGTCAGCTGCTTGATCTTCTCGCCGATCTCGCTCTGCTCTCGCTTTAACTTCTCCATGCTGGCGGCGGCTTGGCCGGAAGTGAGCCCGGTGATGTTGCCCTTGAGCTGGGCCAAGGCCGCAGATGCTTGATCGTCGAGGATGACCCTCAGCCTGAGTTCTTGGTCTTCTGTGGGCATCTATTCTCCAGACTCCGCAGCGCGCGTCCGTTCCAGTTGCCATGTCCTGTCGAGATGAAGCTGAACTTCGCTGATCGGCATCTCAAGGAAGATGCGGGGATCAAGGTGATAGTGCGCGGCCAGTCTGTAGCAGTCGATGATCATGCCGTCGTCGATCAGGGTGGTCACCACGCCCGCAGATCGGGTAAAAAAAATTTGCGCAGTCGATAAGCGCAACTGTTCCAGTCGCGCGGGTCCATCGCATCCAGCAAAGGCGGCAGGATGCCGCACAGCGCGCCCATGATGTAAGTCATCTTGCGCTCTTCGATGATGATCTCGCCGTCCCACAGCATTCGCGTCGGGTTGCCGATCCGGTTGATCTCGCTGGCGCGAGGCTCGCGGAATGTCAGCGTGTTGACGGTCTCGCCGTGATCGTTCTTGATCGGACGATACAGGAGCTGCACCGTGATCGGCCAAATCTCGGCGCTGTCGAAGATGTCTTTTCTGAGCTGATCGGCTTCGCTGAGCACAGGCTCGGGCTTGGGGGTCTCCGACTTCAGTTGCGACGGCAGCGGCGGCTGCGGCGGCGCGGCAAGCGGCGGGGCCAGCGGCGGCGTAAGCGGCGGCGCTTCAGGGATAAAGCCTTCTCTGATCCGGCCGCTGCCGTTTCCCTTTTCCAGTTCCGTCATGGCTCACCTCATCGGATGGAAATTTCTTGGCAAGCCAAACCTTCCCAGCGGACCCGGACTTGACCGTCTCGCGTGTTGTTCTCGAAACCCGCCTTGCAGGTACCGCCGGTCAATGTGTACTGCATGCCGTTGGCCAGCTGAGCGACCACGGTCACGTCCGTCTCCAGCTCAAGGTCTTCCAGCAACAGGCCCGGTATCGTGGACAGATCGCCCTCGATATACGGCACCCGAGGCAGCTCTTGGTAACCATGAACACCATCTTGGCCGGCGATCATGGTGCGCTCGACCGCGCTGGGGCTTACGGTGAAGTTGCCGCGAAGGGCGAGCTGCGTGCCATCCACGGTTAGAAAGGCGATGCCAGCAAAACGCTGTGCCATGGGGGAGTCTCCTATCTTGGGTCATAAGAGTTCGATCGCGCAGCACTAGGCCGCGCGGCTCCGCGTCAGCATCGCAGAGCGCGAAAATGCATTGATCGAGGAGAGAAGGAGAAGAGAGCGCCGCCATCTTGCGGCGGCGGCAACTGGCGACCGAGCACCAGTTGGAAAAGTTAAGTTACTGCGGAGCGCCGGAGCTGGCTTGGAACGGAGCCGGAGCCGCACCGATGATGGCCAGATCGATGCCGCGATCATATTGCAGCCTGAACTGGGCCAGCACGGCGAAGATGCGGAGCTGGTTGATCAGGTCAGGCGGGTAGAGCACGTTGACCCGGTTCGGATCATTGGGATCACGTTCCACGATCAGATTGGCCTTGAACTCCCTGAGGTTCTCGACCAAGCCGTTCCACATATCCATCTGGTATTCGTTGACCAGCTCGGCCTTGATGATGCCGGGGGTCACGATGGCTTGGCCGGGACCGAACTTGGTGCCGTCGTCAGCCAGTTTGTGCCTCGGGAATTTGGAGGTGATGGCCTCCTTCTGGTTGCGAAGCAGCTTCGCCAAGGTGGCGAGCGTGGTCACCAGCTCATAGGCATCGTCCGGTGAACCATAGAGGTTGAGCTGATAGGTGGTCTGCTCCCGCATGATCATCGGCTGACCGTCGGTCCCGATTTCCTGAATCGCCAGACCATTCAACGCCAGAGAGTTCAATTCCACGAAATCAAAACGATCCTGCAGCGGGCAGCTCTTGATCTTGTTCAGCGACAGGGTCTGCAGCGGTCTCGCGGGATCATTGATCAAGGCCCGCTGCGCCTTGGCGGTGTAGGCCGCTGCAGCCTCGAACATCGGAGACGGCGTGGTTTGCTCGAACGCCATGATCGACTCCACGCCGCTGTTGTTGGTGTCGCCGAACGTAATCAGGTTGGCGTAGGTGCCTCGCTTGGCGCTGAAGACGTGGCCGAACATCTGGCGCTGCCAGCCCCAGCGGCCGGTATCGGTGAAACCATACTCCTCGTTCCACGCGGCCAGCGAATTGCTGTCGGTGTACGGCATCGCCACGTACTCATAACCCTGCTTTTGGATGTTGCTGATCGCGGTCGTGAAGATCGGCGTGCCGACTCCACCGGTCAGCAGACCGGTGGCCGGCAGCGTGATGCCAAGACCGATCGGGGTCATCTCGCCGCCCACCGTCCCGTAGTAATTCATCTGGACGGTGATCTCATTGCCGTTAACGCCTTGGAACAGCGATGTCAGTGTGACGACACCAACCGCCGCCGTCGCGCTCACCGGAAGCGCCGGGTTACCAAGCGTGTCGGAGAAGGTGTTGATCGCGGACGCGATTGCGCTCGCGATAGTGGTGACCGTGTCGGTCGTCATGATGTTGACCGGGACACTGGTGCCGGCGATGTAGAGCGCGATCGTGCCGGCGGCCGTTGGCGGAGCGGTGATCGTGATCGTTCCAGTTGCCGCCGTTCCGCCGGTCGGCTCGCTCACCGGCAGACCCCAGACTTCGTTGGCGAAGTTGTTGGCAAAGAATGCCTGAAACATTCTCGACAGTTCGGAACCTTCGCCAAAGCTGGCGTCAGCCTCGGCCTGACTCCCAATCGGAATTGGAATGTCGGGCAGCGCGGTTCCGCTTGTCATGATGCCGACCATCAATGCCTTCAGGTTGATGGTGAGCAGGCCGGCCATGCTCGGATCAACTTCAACCCAGTACAGAGGCACTTTGATATTCGCGGGGATGTTGTTAAAGCTGATCGGCATCGATGCCTCCTCTCAAAAATGATTTCGCCGCCCTTTAGGCGGCGCTGTCGTCGGGGGTCTTCTGCGGTGGCTCGCTGGGCGGCGGTGCAGCAGGAGGCTTCGCCTCTTTCTCCGACGGCTTCGCCAGCGTGATCGAGCCCTCCTTCAGCCGTCTGAAGGTGAAGGTGTCGTTGGGCCACTCGATATCGCCCTCGCTGCGGAAGCCTCCGGCCTTGGGATGCTTCAACAATCTGCGCATGTCATCTGCGGTGAAACCCTCACCACCAGCCGGCTCGACCCGAACGCCGGGCACCTGATTCAATTTTTGGATGCGGGCCATCCTCTCACGCCGTCCCTGACCCGGACGGACGACTGTCGTGTTGACGTTAACCATCTCTGTTTCTCCTTTGATCGCGAGCTGACAACCACGGCTTGCGCAATGGCGCTCGGGCGGTGCGCGTGAAGCTGGCAGAAAAATCGTAGACCACGTTGACCTGCTCGATTTGCGTGGTGTCTCGACCGTCCGGCGGATACGCCGTCGTGACGCTGATCTCATCCAGCACATCGGTGATGTTCGGATACCACTCACTGCGCGAGAAGCAGCTCACTTCAAACTCAAGCTCAGCCATCGGGGTCTCGTTGTTCAGCCCGGCGTTGCCGAAAACCGGCCGCCGCGATGCTCGCGTGATGCTCTCAATGCCGACGCCTTCCGGGTTGTTGTTGAACAGCACGTTCATGAGATGCAGGTCGGTCCACAGCGAAACCATGAGCTGCTGGTAGGCGGCGTCGATGCCCAGCTCCAGCGCCACCTGATCGTTGTTGGCCAGCACCACCGAGAAGCCGATCCGCGTGGTGTGGTTGAACCTGATGCAGCCGGCATTGGCATCGCCGTCCGGCACCATCACCTCTCCGGCGAGATAGACGCCGAGGAACGGAATCAGGCTGGCCTGCACCGGATGCATCTTGGTCTTGCGAAAATTGTAGCCGGCGAAATAGGGATTGGCGGTGACGACATTGAACATCGCGTCGCGCATATCCAGAGCAAAGCTCTGCTTCTCGACGACGGTGATCTTGCTCTCGACCGATGTCAGCGGCGCGAGCGTGAAGGCCGCCGTAGCGTAGTTGATGTCGGTGGCCGTGGCCGCGACGGTCAGCGGGTCCAGTATGATGCTGGCAGACGCAGTCTGCATCAGGCATTTCCATCGGTCATGGTGAACGAGGTCACGTTGATGGTCTCGCCGGTCGATACGTTGATGTCATCGACGATCATGTCGCCGCCGCCGCCAGCCTCGCTGATCGTTCCCTGCATGTGGACCGTGGCACCGGTAGAATCCACGATGCGGAAATAACCAGCCGATCCGAGCGCGAGACCGGTGCAGCTGATCGGCGTGTTGTTGAACGACTTGTTGCCGTTCGCCGCGTTCGCCGCCCAATCGGAAGCCAGCACGGTTTCGACAAGCTTGACTCCGGTCGAGGCCGCCGGGCAATTCGCAGGCATCGCGCCGGACCACATTCGCAATTTTGGAGACACGCCGATCGCGGTCTCGATCGCGTCGAGACGAGCGTCGCGGACGACGATGGAAAGCTGGATGGTCATGATACGATCTGCTTGAGTTCGAGGGTGATCTCGCCGCCGCCGTTGTGGAAGACATTGGTGATCTCGAAATCACCCAATGCTGGCAGACCCGAGACCGGCTCCAGCGGTATGTTGATTTGGTCACCCTGCACCGGCAGCGTCGCGAACTCATCGGTCCTGATGTCGAGAATGGTCTGCTGGTCCGAGAAGATGCTGCCATCCTCCATCACCACGTTGAGCGTGCGGCTGTCGTAGATGCCCCTAGCTGTTCCGCTGAACGAGCTGCCCGAGGCGGAGGTGAAGGTCACTGGCCGGCCGAACTCGTCTTGGCAGACCTGATAGACCAACACCGACATATTTATCGCCATGACAGACACCTCTCCATCAGCGCTGTCATCCGCTCGACAAGCATGTCATACAAAGAAGGTCTAAGGATCGGTCGATTGCTCGTGCCCTTGATGCCCTTGATGCCCGGCGAGTGCGTCCTGAAAATGCGGGGGCGCTTTATCGCCTCCCTGATCTTTTTCTTGTCGGTCTCCTGCGCCCTTGAGCGCGGC